CCTGATATCATCAGACAATCGACCCGAATGATATTTTTAGGTGATGATTCATTAATGATCACCACCTTACCACTTGACTTAGAGAAATACCAGAATAAGCTAGGAGAATTTGGTCTAAAAGCAAACGTGGAAGTATGTAATAGACACACTGCCATGTTTTGTTCTCAGTATTTCTGGCCCCATGAAACTGGAGTATCCTTAGGGCCTTCCCCAGCTAGGGCTTTGTCGAGAATTGGGTGGACGGCAAAGGCTTTTGCCAATGCTAAAAGAGAACGCTTCATTAAAGGTGACATGCTAGGTATTAGAGCTATGGCATCCTGCGTCCCCGTCTTGACCCACTTAGTCGAAATATTGCTTAGTAGAGTGAACAATATACACAATCCATTAACTCATAATTTCCAGTCAATCAATAATTGGCAGGTAAGCGATGAAAAGAAGATTAATTATGATACTTGGTGTATGTTCACAGAGATAACTGGTGTTCAAAAACACCAAGCGTTGCAACTTGTCGACTATTTCAAAGCGATAAAAATCCCATGTCTGATAAACCACCCTGTGGCTACACAGATATTGGCCTGCCAATGAAAATTGACGGCCAAATGACTAAAACAAAAGCTGTAAATAAACCTATGCAAAATTTAGCAACTAAGAAAAACAATAAAAAACCAATTAAAAATACAAATAAAACAAAATCAAATAAAAAAATAAACAAAGGCCCTTATTATCCAGCTTGGTGCTTGTCTGTTGCTGACCCTTGGAACGCTGGACCTGCCCACATACCAGACTCGGCAACCACCTCATCTGGTTTGTGCCATTCCACTATATTTTTTAGAGGCGGTGCCACGCAATTTAGCACTACAAGTACTTCTCATTCTTTTGGATTCTTTTTGCCACCTATACCTTATTTTACTTTTTTGTCTTCTTATAATACTTCTTCTGACGTAACAGATATAGCTAATGCTGGAACTGCTTATTGGAATTGGTCAACTGGCGCTTCTATTTCTGCGCCTTTTGCTGTACCAAACATTAACTCTATTCTGGGTACTACTAATCCTGGTACTATGCGTAGTAGAATTCGTTGTGTCGGCTTGTCTATACAAGCTATTTATGAAGGTACAGAACTACAAAGAGCTGGTAAATTCATTGCTGCTCTAGTACCAGTTACCGGACAGGGACAATGTATAGGAACCACTGGGACAGTACTATCCGGCATTGCAGCAGCCTTAGGGGGCACCGCAGGTGCCGTTGATTTCTCAATAGAAACCATCAAACAAAATGCTGTAAAGTATACTGAACAACGAATTACAAGTGCGCCTTTCGTTGCGCGTTGGCTTCCTGCCGGCGCGCCGACCTACCAAGCACTTGCATCTACACCAGAACTCTATACCACAACAGCCGGAGTCCAACCTATCGTAGGGGCTGAGACCTTTTGGTCTCAACCCAATGGAGGGCCAGGCCTCCAGGCTGGACAAAACGCCTTAATTTTCATGGTTGCTGGCGACACCACATCATCCACCTCTCTCATTTCCAATCCATACACTTTTAATATAAGATGGAATTGGGAAGTCATCCCCGACGAACAATATACGGTTGCTTATAATTT